TTAGATACAACTAGAGACTGGAAGAACACAGGTGATAATAGTTATGAAGGTGAATAGCTTGCTTTATTAGTACACGACGAAAGTGGTAAGTGGGAAAGGCCTGATAATATAAAAAACAACTGGAGAGTTACAAAAACTTGTTTAAGATTAGGCAGTAGAATAGTTGGTAAGTGTATGATGGGATCAACATCTAACTCACTAGACAAAGGTGGTGATAATTTTAAAAACTTATATAATAACTCTGACGTAACAAAAAGAAATAGAAATGGACAAACAAAGTCTGGATTATATTCTTTATTTATCCCAATGGAGTGGAATTATGAAGGGTTCATTGATGAGTATGGCCAACCGGTTTTTAATACGCCTAAAGAAAAAAGAATTGATCCACAAGGATTAGAAATAGATTATGGCGTTATTGATCATTGGAATAATGAAGCTGATGGATTAAAAGATGATCAAGATGCTTTAAATGAATTTTACCGTCAATTTCCAAGAACAGAAGAACATGCGTTTAGGGATGAAACTAAGAATAGTTTATTTAATCTTATAAGAATATATGAGCAAATAGATTATAACGAAGGAAATAGGAACTCATCTGTTTTAACTATAGGTAATTTTCAATGGGTAAATGGAGTTAAAGATACTCAAGTTGTTTTTAACCCAGATCCAAATGGTAGATTTAAAGTTAGTTGGGTGCCAGGTGGCAAATTACAAAATAACGTTATTTTAAAAAACGGAATAAAATATCCAGGTAATGAACATATGGGGGCTTTTGGTTGTGACTCATATGATATATCAGGTACAGTAGATAATAAAGGTTCTAAAGGTGCATTACACGGATTAACTAAATTTTCAATGGAAGATGCTCCAGCTAATACGTTCTTTTTAGAATACATAGCTAGACCTCAAACAGCTGAAATATTTTTTGAAGACGTGCTAATGTCTTTGGTTTTTTATGGCATGCCAATACTTGCTGAAAATAATAAACCAAGATTACTATACTATTTACGTAGAAGAGGGTATAGAGGATTTAGTATGAACAGGCCAGATAAAATATGGAATAAGCTTTCAGTTGCAGAAAAAGAAGTTGGTGGAATACCTAATTCAAGTGAAGATATAAAACAGGCTCACGCCGCAGCAATAGAAATGTACATTAACGATCACGTTGGTTTACTACAAGATGGTACTTATGGTACTATGTATTTCAACGAAGCTTTAAACGATTGGGCAAAGTTTGATATCAACAGAAGAACTAAACATGATGCCTCTATAAGTACTGGTTTAGCTATAATGGCCTGCAACAGACATTTATATAGACCAAACCCAAAAACAGAAAAACAACCTTTAAATATTAGTATATCAAAGTATAACAACAAAGGATTTTCATCTAAGATAATTAATAATAAAATATGAGATCAGAACATTCAATACATTTTCCATCGCAAGCCGTCAGTGATTTAGAAAAACTAAACGAAGAATATGGTTTAAAAGTAGCAAGAGCTATAAGACACGAGTGGTTTTCTGGCACAACATCTAAATACAATAGTCACAAAAACAATTTTCATACACTAAGATTATATGCTAGAGGAGAACAGCCTATACAAAAATACAAAAATGAATTATCTATAAACGGTGATTTATCTTATCTTAATTTAGATTGGAAGCCAGTGCCTATTATTCCTAAGTTTGTAGATATTGTTGTTAATGGAATGGCTCAAAGAAATTATGAAATTAATTGCTTTTCTCAAGATGAATATGGAGTTAGCAAAAGAACAGAGTACATGGAGTCTATTCTTAAAGATATGCGCGCTAAAGAGTTTAATGAAGTTGCTAGACAACAATTTGATGTAGATCTTTATGAAAATGATGTAGAAAAGCTACCTGACTCTGAAGAAGAATTAGCACTGCACATGCAATTAAATTACAAGCAAGCTGTAGAGTTAGCAGAAGAACAAGCGTTAAATGTATTATTAGAAGGTAGCAACTATGATTTAATAAGAAAAAGATGTTTGTACGATTTAGCAGTACTTGGTATAGGTGCAACAAAAACAACTTTTGATTTTACTAGCGGAGCTAAAGCTGAATATGTAGATCCAGCAGATCTAGTTTATTCTTATACCGAGTCCCCGTATTTTGATGACGTATATTATATTGGTGAAGTAAAAGAATTACCAATAAATGAATTAGTAAAAGAATTTCCAAATTTATCTGAAAAAGAAATAAAAGATTTAGTAGATAAATATGCATATCCTATGGATTATGTAACAAATAGAGACAAAAATAAAGTTCAAGTTTTATATTTTAATTACAAGACACACATGAATGATGTTTATAAATTAAAATCAACCGCCGCTGGAGGAGAAAAAGTTATTGAAAAAGATGACACTTTTAATCCACCTGTAGAAAATATGGATGGTAACTTTAGCAAGCTAGAAAGAGTAGTTGAGGTATTATACGAAGGCGTTTATATTATTGGAGCTGATAAGGTATTAAAGTGGAGAATGTGCCCTAATATGATGCGTTCTGATTCTGATTTTTCTAGTGTAAAAATGAATTATCAAATAGTAGCCCCTAGAATCTACGAAGGAAGGATAGAAAGTTTAGTTGGTAGAATAACTAGTTTTGCTGACATGATTCAATTAACACATTTAAAGCTACAACAAGTTATGGCTCGTATGGTGCCAGACGGTGTTTACTTAGATGCTGATGGTTTAGCTGAAATAGATTTAGGTAACGGAACAAACTATAATCCGCAAGAAGCTTTAAACATGTTCTTTCAAACAGGCTCTGTTATAGGTAGAAGCTTTACTTCAGAAGGAGACATGAATCCTGGCAAGGTTCCAATACAACAAATAAACAACGGTGTAAATGGTGGTAAATTACAAAGTTTAATAACTACTTACAACTATTATTTACAAATGATAAGAGACGTAACTGGGTTAAATGAAGCTAGAGATGCTAGTACTCCAGATAGAGACGCTTTAGTTGGTGTGCAAAAACTAGCTGCAGCAAACTCTAACACGGCAACTAGACATATATTACAATCAATGTTATATATAACGGCTGAAGTAGCCGAGTGTCTTTCTTTACGTATAGCAGATATAATAGAGTACTCTCCAACCAAGCAAGCTTTTATAAGGGCTTTAGGTGCTCATAACGTTGCTACACTTGAAGAAATGGAAAACTTACATCTTTATGACTTTGGTATATTTATAGAATTAACGCCAGACGAAGAAGAAAAACAATTACTTGAAAATAATATACAAGCAGCATTACAACAACAATCAATTGATTTAGATGATGCTATTGATTTACGTAACGTAAGAAATGTAAAGTTAGCTAATCAGTTATTGAAAGTAAAAAGAAAGACTAAAATGGCAAGAGATCAGCAAATGCAACAAGAAAATATACAAGCTCAATCTCAAGCACAACAACAACAAGCTCAAGCGGCGGCACAAGCTGAAGTACAAAAACAGCAAGCTAAAACGCAGGCTGAAGCACAACTAGAACAAACTAGAAGTCAATTAAAAATACAATACCTACAACAAGAAGTTCAATTGAAAAAAGAATTAATGCAGTTTGAGTTTGATTTAAATACTAAACTAGAAGGCTCTAAACAACAAACTAATACTCAAATAGAACAAAAAAGAGAAGACAGAAAAGACCAAAGAGTTAATATGCAGGCTGATCGTCAAAAAGAGATGATAGAGCAAAGAAAAGGGGGTGATTCACTTAATAAGTTTGAATCATCAGGTAATGATATACTTACAGGGGACGCTAGTATGGAAAGATACGGTCTCTAATTTTTAATATTTTATAAAATTTTATTATGACAGAAGAAAACAAAGAAGTTATTGAAGAAATAATTGAACAAAATAATGAGCAACCTATGGAAGAGGTTATAGAGCAAGCAATAGATGAATCTAAATTTGAAAGTGCTGGTGATCCAGATATTATTAAAATAGATTTAGATGCGCCACCTCCTAAACCAAAACAAAAAAAAGAAGTTGCTAAAGAAGAAAAAGAAAACGTAGAAGAAATAAAAGTCACTGAAGAAGTAATCGAACAACCAGTAATGGAAGAGGTTACTAAAGAAGAAAAAGTAGAAGAAGTTCAAGAGGCTGTAGAAGAAGCTATTGAAGAAGCTGTAGCTACTGGAAAGCCTCTACCAGAAAATATACAAAAACTTGTAGATTTTATAGATGAAACAGGAGGTGATATACAAGACTACGTAAATTTAAATAGAGACGTTTCTAAATTAGATGACTCTGATGTTTTAGATGAGTATTATAGAACAACTAAATCTCATTTGTCAGCTGAAGAAAGAAACTTTTTATTAGAAGATACTTTTGGTTTTGATGAAGAAACTGAAGATCCAAAAGATATACGAAAAAAGAAAATAGCCCTCAAAGAGCAAGTTGCCGAGGCTAAAGCCTACTTAGACGGGCAAAAGTCTAAATACTATGAAGAAATTAAAGCTGGCTCTAAGTTAACAACTGAACAGCAAGAAGCAGTTAATTTCTACAATAAATACAATGAAGATTCTAAAAAACAGGAGGAGTTAAATAAAAAAAGCAAAAGAACTTTTTTAAATAAAACTGATAGTTTCTTTGGACAGAATTTCAAAGGTTTTGAATATAATGTTGGAGATAAAAAATATCGGTTTAATGTTAAAGATGTAGATAAAGTAAAGGCAACTCAAAGTGATATTAATAATTTCATTAACAAGTTTGTTGGTGAAGATAAATCAACTATTAATGATACGGCGGGTTATCACAAGTCTTTATATACAGCTATGAACGCCGATACTATTGCTAAGCATTTTTATGAGCAAGGCAAAGCAGACGCGATAAAAGGCCAAGTTGCTAAAGATAAAAATATTAATTTAGAACCTAGAAAGACGCACGGCGAAACAAATGTTGGGGGTGTTAAGTATAAGGTTTTAGGTCAATCTTCTTCTGAGCTTAAAAATAGATCTTTTAAAATTAGAAAAAAAAATTAACTTAAAAAAATTATAAATTATGGCAATTACACCCGGAGGTAATTTGAATAGTGTTCCTTCTTCAATGAAGCAAACGCTAAGTTCAAATTACGTAGATTTTACGAGCACGGACACACAAGGTTGGGCTCAACAATACCTGCCAGATTTGATGGAAAAAGAAGCTGAAGTTTTCGGACCGAGAACTATATCAGGCTTTTTAAATCAAGTTGGAGCGGAAGAGGCTATGACATCTGATAGAGTCATTTGGTCTGAACAATCAAGATTACACATTTCATTAATTGGTACTGTCGATTTAGATGGTGACGGTGCTGGAGGTAGTTCTAGTAAAGGTCAATTCACTGTTGTAAGTGATATTGACGGGAACGTTTCTGGTGATGGTTTTACTCTTGCTGATCACGGCGTTAGAGTTGGTGATATAGTTTTATTAGCATCTGCTGGTAAAGTTTCAAGATGTAGAGTACGTGTCGTGCACACATCAGCAGGTCACATTGGTTTACACGCTTATGATGAAGATGTGTTAACTGGTCACTCTGAATCACCTAGTGCTGCAACATTATTAGTTATTGGATCTGAATTTGCTAAAGGTAAATCATATACAAACCCTGCAGGTACAGCTGACGCAGACGCAAGAGGAGCTAACGAACCTACTTTCAAAACTTTTACTAACAAACCAAT